GGCCATGACCCCCCATGATTTGGTTCAACGAGATGATGCTCGAAGGATAGTAGCGGTACTCAATCGGTGTATCTCCAAAGGCAATGTTCGAGAAGTCTAGTTTCTTAGCCACCACTCACCCCCTGTTACTGCTGCAAGAAAAATTAAAAGTATCGCACCCATCTGCAATGCAGTAATCCAACTGTTAACCCACTGCGGGTCAGTCGGATTAATGCGTGCTTGCCGCACACACATCTGACACCAGATAAAACAAACGACCACTAGTAGCATACTCAACATATTCATCACCTACTTATCATACTTAGTAGAAATTGCGGGGTCTACCTTCACCGTGTGGCCAAGATTCGGTAGCACTTCCTGTGCTGCTTCTTCCATGGCACCCTTCAAGATTGTGCTGGCTGTCTCCGCGTACCCAACCGTGCTCTCGAGGATGATTTCGTCGTGCACGGTGGACACAATCACCGCCTGTCGCAGGTCCAAGCGATCAAACGCTTTGATCAACGCAAGCTTAACCATGGTGGCACTGAGCCCTTGGATCGGGAAGTTCATTGCCTCCCGTTCAGCCGCCTCTTTCTTCCACCGTTGGTGAAACTCTGCCCGATTCCACCATCGCTTACGCCCGTAGCTGTCAGCAACCCAGCCAAACAATACTGCACTGCGGGCACTCTTCTTTAGCCACGCCGTAGCCTCGGGAAACATCTGCTTCCACTGCTCAATAATCTCATCACCCTGCTTCGGTGTATACTTCACACCAAGCGGACCCAACTGAATGGTCATCTGCTTGGCCAAAGAATCACCGCCAACAGAATAAGCAATAGAATAGTTGACCATTTTAGCGACATCTCGCCATATTTTGTACGGGTGCTCTTTCTTATTTGTATCATTAATCTCCGTCACCCCCAATACGTGCTTCGCAACGTATGTGTGTAGGTCTCCAAGGTTGGCCACAAGTGCAGCATCGTTGCTAGCGTCTGCAATGATAACCAACTCAATCGTAGAGTAGTCCGCGATAATCAACCGGCGATTATCATTGACGGCAAACGCGTGGCGAATGCTCTCGTTCACCCCAAGGTTCCGCATCTTCTGGTCCGACGGCAAGTTCTGCAGGTTAGGGCGTGAACTGCTGAAGCGACCAGTCGCTGCACCGATCTGATTAAAGGTACAGTGGATGCGCTTGGTCACCGGGTTCTCCATCTCCTGTAGCCCCTTGACATAGGTTGACTGTAGCTTACGAGCACCCACTAAGTATGCGTACATACGAAGTTGAAAGTTCTCGTAACGGCCGAAGGCATCGATCGACTCCAACAAATCGTCATCGAACAACGCTGAGTCCATCTCGTACCGCTCGGCAGACTTACGGTGTTTGAAGTCCCACTCAGTAATAGTGCGTGCGTTAAGATCAGTGACGTTGATGCCGACATCATTGAAGTACTTTAGCATCTGCTGGTTGGAGGAACTGTTGAGCGCCTTATACCCATCACGACTAAAGACTACCTGATCAGCCGCACCATTCTCAATAACCATGCGCTGTACTGCTTTCTCAGCGTTGTCGATCAGCACCTGTAGCACGGGCTCCAGCCCACTGAGGTGCTCCTTCTTAAACGGCATGCCGTAGTACTCCATCATGGCTACCACTGGAATCAGGTCAGACTCCAGCTTGTACACCTTCTCAATCTCCGCATCTGCAATCAGAATCTGATGAATGGGATACAACTGCTGTAGCACAATGACATCCTTGGCTGCATATTCAAGTTGCTCGGCGGTAATCTCGGTGAAGCCACTCGTGAACTGGTCACGCACGGTCTTGTCTAGGGTCAACCCAAGCCGACGATCAGCAATAGCAGCTAAGTTGTTCTGCACACCCAGTTGACCAGCAGTGAGCATGGCTTCTACAATACGGGTGTCGTGAATGTTCCGCATGACGAACCGACCGAACTTGTAGAACACCTTGATGTCAAAGCTTGCGTTCTGCAATACCTTGAGTTGCTCACCACCAAGCATGGGTGCAAACAAACGCACCAGTTCCAAGGGAAGCCGTGTAAAGTCGTACACGTACACATCGGTATCGGTAGCAATCTGCACCAACAAGAGTGTGTACGTGTGTGGGTCAAGGCCAGTCGTCTCAGTGTCCACATACAGCGTGCCCGTCAATTTTGGTAGCGACGCGTGGAACTCTTGCTCATTGGTGATTAGTTGGTACATCGGATCCTCACTGCATAATCAGAAAACATAAACGCGATACCATTTGCGATCGCCACAATCTGGCAATCCTCTTGCACAAATACCATCGATCCTACATCACACACCACCTTTATGCAGGGCGGTGTGTAGTACTTCCCTTCCTCTCGCACACGCTTCTCTGGTGCATTCGTCATGCCTGTAAGCTTCTGCATTTCGACAGCCTGAAGCACCGCGTTCAGTACGATGCCATCAAACTCGATGGTTATCTGCTTACCGATGAGGGGTGCGAAAGGGCTATTGTCTACGGTTGCTTTGGCCATTGTCTCTCCTACGACTCGTCCAGCAGTTGCTTATACATGCTTAATGTCATGAGGTAGTATATCACATAGTTTATGGATACGCTGACAAACCCCGGAGACTGTTTGCATAATTGTGCACGCTCGAACGTCATGTGAATGGTCTTTGCGCTAGTCTCAAACGCCAAGCTGAGCGGGGTATCTCCCATCTTAACCAGCTTGGCCATGTCCGACGCACGCACCAACACGTAATCATCCTGCCGTTGATGGAACCGAAACACCAAGATACCAAACAATGCGTTCATCTGCTTTGCTTCCTCTTGGATCTTAAGCAGCCATGCTTTACTTAGCGACATGGCTGGGTGGCCGTTGAACCACTGATCAGTGAGCTTACACTCAACAAGGTATCGACCGGGGCGGTTTGTAAAGAGGACTGCGACATCCCCTTTACTGCTACCTGCGCCTGACTGTGGTGTGCGATCTCCGCCAAGGTACCGAGCCACTCGACGCTCCATGTTCTTTGCACGCTGTCGGTTCAATCGGTTCCGTTGTTTGCGTTCTTCTTTCAAACGCTCACTCTCTTCAGGAGACGTGATGGGGTTAGACACCCCCGCTAAATTTTTGGTACGCACCATTAAACACCACCGTTGAAGTACCCAACTTACCGTTGCGGTTCTTATGAAATTTTAAACTGATTGCGCGATTGCCTTGGTCATCCGGATAGTCATCGATGGGAGCCAGCTCGAGCACGGTGTCGGCAACCTGAGCCACCTCACCTGAGTCACGTACCGCGTCCAACCCCTCGGAGGACTTGTTCATCTGAGATAGAATTGTGATCGCGATGTTGTGTTCCTTGGCTGCTTCCTTCAGTAGTACTGCAACCTCACCAAGGTCCTGATTACGATTGCCGTGGACATGGTGCCGGGTGATCTGCAGGTAGTCTAGGAATACCACACGACAGCCCTGACGTGCAGCGTCTCGGATTTCTTTACGCATGGCATCCAAACTAACTGTGGGATCGTCCACCACAAACAGCGGTAGCGATTGCAGGTACATCACGGCCTGCTCCACCTGCTCCGACTGTGGCTTCGAGAGACGGCCAAACTGAAGCAGTGACGCATCAATCTTGAGTAGGTATGCAACCCAGCGACTAATCAATTGCTCCTTGCTCATCTCCAATGAGAAGAACAGACTGCGTGTGTTGTACTGCCGTGCCATTTCAAGCATCGACTGGCCAACCAGCGCAGTCTTACCCGTACCCGGCTTGGCCATGATGATGTTGAGTGTCTTCGGCAACCACTCACCGCCCAGCATTTGATCTAGAAAACCGATACCGGTGCGAGTGAACGCGTAAGTACCGTCCACCTTGCGAATGAGATCACCGAGCATACGCTGTGCTCCGCCGAGCAGAGCACTGTCGTGCTGTGGTATCACCGCGTCAAATTCCAGTGCGGCGTCCACTGACTTCTCGTTCGGGTGATACTGCTGTGACTCATACTCCAATACCTTGCTGGCCTCGTACAGTTGACGACGGCGAGCCACTAGGGCCAAGTCATCAATCAGTGCGTTCTGGTTGACCGCAGACTGCACAAGTAACTCCCCGGGGATCTCTCCATCGAAGGCCATACGAAGCACTTCGTACGAGCACTCACCGTAGCGCATGTGAGCGTCTTTGAGTTTGGTAAGGATTGCCTTGCGCTCTTCGGTGACAAGGGCCTCAGTTACTTTGTGCAACGCCTCAGCATTACGTGTGAAACTGGCCAGTAAGCGCCACTCAGCCACTGTGTCTTGATACATCTAATTACCTCTTCGTTGTAGGCTAGCCCATGTAGTGTAGGGTAGCGCGGAATTCACTATCATCTTAAACTCTTGCGCGCCCCGTGTCAAAATGAACTCGTCTACATCTGTCTTGTTACCCCACAATGGGAGCGTACCGACAAACACATCCGGTATCTTTTGTGCGATGCGGTCAATAGCTTGCATCACTGCCTCGTGCACTGCTGGGTTGCGTTGTGCATCAAAGATCACTACCATCCGTCTCTGTGTGTCCACCGCCGGTTTGATACGCCAACGCCACATACCCATGCCGGGTAGGCCAACCGTCGGAACTCCTGCAGCAGTAGCAACAAGTGACTTGACCTCACCCTCAGTGATGACCAGCGGGTCAGTGCTTAAGCACCACGCTGCATCGTAGGGCCACTCGTCGGCCCCGCGTGCCGATGCAGTGTTGTATGGACCTTTGTACTTCACGTCGCTGTCGTACGCATCGAACGCACGCCCGCGTAGGTCGCAAACCATGTTGTTCAAGGGGTTAAAGTACGGGAATATAATCCGCCCTGCGAGTACTGACTTACCGTTGGATGTACTAATTCCTGCAATCTTGCCAATAGCCTCTTCATACATAGTGTTAGTACTTGCAGGGCAGTAGCCAAGACCGTAATGCTGAATGAGCGAGTCGCTAATACCACGAGTGTTGAGGTACGCACGAACCGCTGGTGTGACGCAAGCGTGATAGTAGGCGCCCAGCTTCGTGTAGTAGTGTCGTATATCCTGTATGTATGGGTTGACTTTAAACGTTGGTATGTGCGGTGCGGCTTGGTGCTCGGGCGATCGGCGGTAACCACAGTTAAAGCAGTACTCAACACCGTTGTCCGGAGTAACGTACAAGTTATGACCTCCGCACTCAGGGCAATCTGATTTGTAACCACGTGACATGACAAACTCCTAATAAAAAAGAGGGGGTGGTGCTATTACTAACACCACCCCACCTCGGAAAACTAGAACTCTTGGTCAAACAACGATTCGATGGGAGCGGTAGGCGCCTTCACTACCCCGACCGCCGTAGCCTCTACGCCAGCTGTGCGTGAGACCAACTGTGGCATGACCGTCACGTTGTACGCCTTGACCACCTCGCCGTAGTCCTCGCCCTTGATAAGGTCGCGGATAGCTGCAGCTGGGTAAGGTTTGGCAAAGTTGGCCAAATCAAACACGGGGAGATCGTACACAAACTGAGCCAATGGATCACGGTTCGTACCGAGGTACACATGGCGCTTGGTCTGAAGCCCTTTGCCACGAGTCGTGATTTGAAAATCAATCTGTGTGATTGGAATCAAGTTGTTGTCCGCATCTAGTGCCGACATCGCCAATGACTCCATGTCGTTGAGCATACCGCCAGCACCTTGACCACCAGAAACGCTGGCCTCAAGTATAACAACCGAGTTGTTCGGTGCCGGAGGATCAGTCATCACTCGAGCTTCGCCCTTGTTGACTTGAATGAACTGATTCTGCAAGTTGGCGTAAACGGTACTACCGTCCTCCAGCTTAACCACCTTGCTCTTGTCGTACACGTTAATGAAGAACCGACGACGTACGCTCTCCTGTACCGACTCGGGTAACAGACGGCGAGTTTCGTTGTCTACAAAAATGCGACGTTGTACTTCCACACCACCGCGCATCACCTTAAGCCACACGTGAAGCACAGTTGGCCCCAACAAGGGTTCCAAAGGATTCACGGGATCGGGAAGGAACCGAATGATACGGACACCCTCGTGCAAATCGAGGAACATGCTCTTTGCGCTTCCGGCCGACACTGACGCTTGCTGTGCTTCTTGAATCATCTTACCAAATGCCATATTACTCACCACTCTCCTGCATTACGGCGATTTCTCTCGCCATCGAATTTAGCTCGTCAAGAATATCTTTCCGAACTACGCTGGTAACTATACCACGAGCTTCCAACCGTGTCAAGAGTCTTTTGATGTACTTCTTGATCACGCCATCAAACTTTTTGTTTAAGTGCTTCATCGATAATCTCCACAAACTGACGCGCAATCACATCCCAGTTAAATTTCTTTTGGGTCATGTGTTCAAAACCGCGCTGACCTAGCTCCAGCCGATACTGCTTGTCGGTGTACATTTTATGCAGTGCGGCGATAGCACTTTCCATCTCAGTGACGTGGTGAATTGTGTTGAGACCGCGATCAGTGAGCGCAGGCCATGGGTAGATCTCCATGTACTCGGCATTACCCTCTGGCCACTCCGCTAACGCTGAGTGACGCGGGATGATAACTGGACAGGCAACTGCCATTGCTTCGGCCACCGGCAAACACCAACCCTCTGCGGCGGTAGTAGTGAAGAACACATCAGCAACGTTGTACACCATGTTGAGCTGCTCCACAGGTAATCCCGCATCAGGACGGATGTTTGGAGAGGAGATCGCCAATCGTTCCTCAATCCCGAGGTAGGTGGCCCACTGCAAGACATCAATACCGAAGTCCTGCAACGCACCGTGATAGTAAAAGCGCACGTTTGGAGGAAGGTCGTACCGCTTCACCCACTCGGCGAAGTAGTACATGGTGAGATCAATACGCTTGCGCGGTTGATTGCGTTGCAAACAAAGTACAATGTAATCATCCTCACCAAGCATCATGTTCTTCTTCAACGTCTTTTTGTCGGGTACTGGGTAAAACGACTGGGTGTTAACTCCGTGAGGAATCACGGCTACATTCTTAAGCGCAATGTCGGGTGGTCTGTTCTCCAGTTCGCGCTTGCCGAAGTTTGTGTATGATACAACACGATCGTATTGTTGAAGACCCTCCACAAATTCACTCTTAATGTTCTCTGCATCGATCGGAGTGTAGGCGATAAACTTTGCCTTAAATGCTGGATTGTCCGCTTTGTACTTTGCAAATACATTGGCGTAGTCACGACAAATCCACGGATCGTTTAGCACGAACACAACGTCAGGTTGAATACGCGTCAGCATCTCGGCTAGACGCGTAACACCCCAGACCTCACCGCCAGACGACGCAGGGTACACCTTTAATCCTTCAATCAATGGGGAATAGTCCCCGTAGTAATTAACCCCAAGTACGTGCAAGTCGTAAATCTTCTTGAACGTGCGTATTAAGTTAGTGCTTACTACCCCAAATCCGGTTTGTACCGGAAAGTCTCCGATGTATAACATCTTTTGTACTGGTCGTGACATAACGTCTCCTTTTTAATAAACCTTTGGACCGATGATTGTGTTGAGCGGCTGACGGGTGGACTTCGGTTGGGCAATCTTTAGTTTAAACATTGCAGTTAGTTCCTCCTGCAGTGTGTCTAGCACGTGGTTCATAGATCGAGACGCTTCAGTATTCGTGTATTTTACGTCGGCGGTAGACCACGAGGTAAACGCAGAACTAGAGGAGGAAAGTTTGGCCAAATGTACTAGATAGGTTGCGGCTAGTATTATTGCATCTTCGTCGTTCTGCTCAATGATTGGCAACGGTGGTTGCACAAACAACAAGAACGGATTCCTAAACGTATCGCCTGTGCGTAGACCGCTTGGTAGAAACGCGTATCCATTCACTGTACTGCACCAAAGAACACCGGCTGCTGGTGCGCCTGCTGGCTGCTCCGCAGCAATCAAACCCGAACTGAAAATCTGATACTTCGATCGCCATCGTTTTTGCAGGAACTTCACACCGTTTACCAATGACATGCGAATCAAAGGCTCCGAGTACTGATCCTCGTTGAAGTCACCTAAGCGAATGCGAACGGACTCAATCAAGTAGTCCAAATTCGTCATAGTTACAATCATGCTCATCTCCTATTATACTGTTTTTATTTTTAGTTTGTCAACTAGTCCCTTACGGTGAGAGTAATTCTAATGGGTTATCCGGAAATACTACATCGTCGGGATTGCCGAAGTCTTTTGTTAAGTCCCTTAGTTTCTGCCTGTACATCTGCATTGCTTCGATTAGCTCAAAAGTTAAGTCTACATCGGCCAGTTGTGTCCAGTCGGTCTGCGAGAGAAGTCCGTTGCGGTTGCTTCTTATGTTCTTCCATTTGTCTTGTGTTTGTTTATCCATATACTCTAATCACCTTTCCAGCCCAACCATCAGAGCCGCTAGCTCCGGCAATCGAGGCCGTAAGTTCTACGGAAAATGCGCCCATTGTGGCAAAATTAGTTGTGTGTGTTTGTGTATTTGCTTGTTGTGCACTAGACACCTGACTCGAAATTTGAGGAGCTGTTACTTGGCTGTTTACCAAAACATTACCGGCACCCGCCGCAGTTGCCGCTCCCGCACTTCTTGTAAAAACGGAGTAAACCATATTACCCGCTACGGGTACGTTGGGTAACGTGACGGTAAGGGTCATTGCCGAGTTAGTTGCGTTGATTGCAATATTGCTTGTTACAGCAGTGCTAAGCTCTACACCGGAAATCTCGTCCATAATTACTCTAGCTGCTGTGTTAATGTTAGATAAGTTTATAACAATGTCCCCGCTTTCAATTAAATCGGGTTCAGTCCCAGTGTAAGACCCGTACCAAGTTTCTTGAACTCTTGTAGGAGCGGCAATAGTTGAGTACTCCACTCTTGAGCCAGTCAGATTAGTCCAGTTTATCCCGTAACCCGTTATGCTATTAATACCTGAACCACCAAGTCCTGCAGCGACATTTAAGTGCACAGTTATTAGGTACAGCTTACCCTTGGATAAAGGATGAACTGGGGTCAACGTCAATGTTTGCGTAGCCGTGGTGTTTGTTCCAAAAGCGTGAGCTACAGGTTGTGTTCCGTTTGCTCCAAAAATTGATGTTCCACCAGTTCCTCCTGTTGCTGTTGGGGTTATTGCGGAAGTTTTTGCGATTACACACACAACACCCCCACCGCCTCCTCCTCCACCACCAAAACTTCCCCCTGTTCCCGCAGCGTTTCCACCGCTACCGCCGTTTGCTGAAATGACTCCATTACCCGTAATTATAGGTGCGGCAACAAAACATATACCGCCGCCACCACCGCCTCCACCTGAAGTTGCAGCAGTTCCAGTAACTGACTTGGCACCGCCACCACCCCCAATTGAGGGGGTCATTTGCCAATTAGTTGCACCAACAACATACCTTGTTAGATAATTTACATAGTTAGAAGTGACTTTAGAACCTCCGTCAGCATTTGCAGGAGTTGTTACATTCGCAGAAGTAATCTGACCACCGTTAAAACCTATATTATTTAATCTACCTTGACCACCCCTACCACCAATACCACCGACCCAAGTATTTGCTGTCGGTGTTGCTTGAGCGTTGCCAGCTGCGCCTGCCGAGGCTGCAAGTAAGCCTACGGCTCCTGCCCCACCTGCTTTAAAGAATCCACCTAGTCCGCCCGCACCTGCTGTGGTACCCGCACCGCTTGAACCATTGTTATGAATTGCTCCATAATTTGAAATTTCATTTTGTGCAAAAAGTCTATACCCCGCGGTAATCACTGTATAACCTGAAGAAACACTAACTGTGGTTGCCCATACATCTCTCGTTAGTGTATAAATTGTGCTTGAGTAAGTTGCAAAACTGTAGGCTGAAGAGCCGTCAAAAGTAACTGCACCGTCTGCACCATCTCCGTAAACAGGTAGGGTTTGATCACCGGTGTTTGTTCCTGATAAATTTGAGGCAGACGCTGCCCCTGTAATATTTAATGTGCCCGCAACTACAGTATTCCCTGTAGCCGGTGCAACAGTAAACTTATTTGTGTTTACTTTAAAATCACTTGCTACATTAAGAGTACCTGATATAGTAGTAGCACCAGCAGTTAATGTATTATTGACTGTTGTGCGGCCTGCGATGTTAGTACTTGCAGAGGAATTGGTCACGTAAAGGTCTGATGCGGGATTAATGTTTATGTAAGTTGCGTGGGCATTAATCGTTGAATAATTAAGTGCGTGTCCGCTTAAGCTAATAATTGCTCTAGCGTAGTCAGTCCCCGCGGAAAGATTTAAACTAGCATACGCGGCTGCGTTACTTTCTACAGACATTATACTATCGGTAAGGCCTGTAAATGCACTAGTAAGTCCAGATTCTGTAGGCAACCACCCAGACCTAAATCTTGTTTTTACTCCCGTGTAGCTGCTTGTAGCAATGTTAGACCTAGTGTTGTAAAGCTGAGTACTTTCTAAGAATGCAAGAACTGAGTCACTCGTATCTTGATAGAATGTAGGTACTCCGTAACTTGTTTGAATAATGTACGGATGAAACTTTATTAAATTTTCTTTAGGTGGGAAAGCCGTAGTTAAAATTTCGGGTTGACCCGTTCTGCTGTTAGGCACAAATACACCGCTTACAGCAGTTTTAAGAGTCATACCAGTAGAATCTAGCTTTAAGCTTTGCCCACTACCTGCATAAAGTTTACCGTCGCTACCGATGTCTATCTGAGAAATACCGCCAGAGAAAGTAGTTAATCTGCTAATACCATTTGAAGTATATATCTTGAGGCCAGTCGTTGGTGCGCTAGCAGAACCAGCACCAGCCCACAAATACCCGGCTGTTCCAATGGTGATACCACTGTTAACCGTGAGTGTACCCATGTTTGCGGCTATTGCATCTAATTGAACTACTTGTAACTTGTCCGCGCTTATAGTGTTTGCAGCAACATGGTAACCTTGAATAACACCTGCAGTAACGTTGTTGGCCAAGATTGAGTTAGCGGCTAATTTACCGGAGATGACCGCACCGGATGCCAGTGCCGCTGCTGTCACCGCTTCGGGGCCAAGAAGATCGGCGGTAATACCGCTCAGCACGATCTTGTCAGCGGTAATAGTTCTGGTTGTTATATTATTGGCTGTAATTGTACCCGCTGCTATTAAAGCCCCCGATATAGTACTGGCAACAATGTTGTTACCTGTGATTGTATTACCCGCAATGAGCACACCAGAAATTGTACCGGCGAGTATCTTGTTACCGGTCACCGTACCATCACGCATCAAGATGCCGGAGATCGTACCGTCTACAATTTTAGAACCGTCGATGCTCTTTGCGCCAATCAGCTCAGGACCAACTACAATGCTGTCACTCACACGCAGCGAAATCGTATCGATAAGCTCCGCAGTTACATGATAAGCTTTGATAGAGTTCACATCGATGTCATACGCTTGTACAGCGCGCCGAGGGATGATCTGACTGACACGGTACGAACCAACGCCCGAGTGTGATACTACGAACGCCTGCGAGTCCGTGGCGTGCGGAAACACTACCTTGTATGTACCCGGGCTCGGTACCTCAACGGCCAAGGATTCTGGATCTACCGGAGTAGTCGGATAGTACGTGCTAAGAATTAATTCCTCTGAACCAGCGTCTCCCGAGGTGGTGTACGGAGCGCCGTAAAAGTTTTGAACAAAACTGAACACGCTGTCGGCAGCTTGCACGTACAGCTGAATTGGTCCACCCTCGAGAAGAGTGATAGTGACGCCGTTGTAGCGATCGCGCACCTGCGAAGTGATGGCCGTTTGATGCCAGCCACCTGAGTACACAAAGTACAAAGACGGATCATCGGTGTACAAATCATTAGGATCTGTCGTACCTGAACCGGTGTACCAAGAAATGCCTAAAGGTAACTGAACTTGTCTGCGCGGACTGCTATCGAGGTAAGACACAGAACCTTTGCTGCTGCTCAGATCGTCTATGTAATCGGATATTGGCATAGGTACTCCTTAAATTTTGTCGTAATAAAAACCGATGTCACACTGAGGTACGTTAGTACCCGTGTACGAGTAAGTGTAGTATGTTGACTTATCGGCAAGCGTAACTAACTTTAAGTTAGTCAGAAAGTAGGAACGCGGGCTTTTGTTCAACGTAATGTTTAAGTTATTTAGCGTACTTTTAGTTAGTATTGTTGTAAAGGCGCTGATCAACGCACTAGCTAACACTGCCGAACTGCTGTTAGAGGGTAACCTGATGTAAGGTATTCTAAATCCATTTGCGTCTCTGTTTAGAATCGGTGCTTTACTAGCTAGTAGCAGTGGATTATCAAAATAACCGCGGCAGTAAACGCGCATTACATACGCAATTGAAACCTCTTGATCGACGGTTAGCGCAAGTTTAAAAAAGTTAGCAGTAGCTGGAACTAATACAGTAGTCGCATCTAGCGCGGTCACACCACCCTTGACAAGCCCTGCCAACGGAACGCCATTTACGAGTACGGAAGACATCCGTGGATACCACCGCAAGGTGCGGTTTGTATCTAAGTAGTAATAGAATGGATTAGTTGCTCGCGTGTAGTTATCAGCGATGCTCTTAGTAAATGTTGCTTGTGCATAAAGTTGATACATAAAATCACCAAGATGCAGTCGAATTATAGGTAGCTCGGCGGTAAGAAAGAGTGCTTGTGCAACGTTTGGTTCGTCCCACTTAATGGACAGTACGTAGGCATCTGCGACTGCAGAGTCGGATTTTACCGGCGTAAGCGTAGCTGTAAATTTGCTTAAATCTATGTGACCGTAGGCTGCTTCGTTACGTGCCTCATTAAATATCTTCTGAACAACACAGTTGTAGACTCCACCAGTCTCATCAAAGTAAGCGGATTTGTATATGTACCCCAGAGTACCGCTAGCAGCAGTGTAGGAACTTTCGTATTGCGCTGTTTTGCTTATGCCAACTGCAGTATTAGGCAGAGATCCGCGGATCATCAGCTTTGTCTTTTGCACTGCTGTAGACACTTGGCCTATAGCATCATAAGTCTCGGTCCTTGGATTGTCGGGCTGTATAAACTCCAACATAAAAGTTTTTTCTTGAGTAGCATCTATCACGTTCTTAGGTGTGGTAAAACTTATTTTTACGTGAAAGTTTGCAGAGTCGGCGGGAACGCCGCCGTTAGCAGAAGTAAGGATTGTGGTAGGATGGCCAATAAAGTAATCAATTATCTTAAGCGAGTGCACTAAAGGTAAGAATTTTACCGGTGTAAAGCTGGTTAGCGCTGCTCCTGAGATTGATGCGTTCCCCGTAAACGCCTCCGAGTTTGCCGAATA